GGGGCCCTGGTCGCAGTGCAACACTATCCAGATCCTATGGTGGGTAGGGTTTGTTACCCTATCCATTGTTGGATCTGATGCGGTAGAGTTTACTACCGCGGACCGAAAGGAGCTCTGTTGCCACCTCCTAGTGGACCAGGTTACGTTCGGAAAGCCCGTAGGCTTGCCGCTCCGGCAAGCGTTATGGGGACTCTCGAATCCTGGGTAATTAATCCGTCGTTGCACCCGGCTCCTGAGCCGAGTCACGATCGGACACCCTTGGACCTGTCCATCTGGAATGGGACACAGGTTACTGTGTCGAGAAGTAATCCTTCTTGGTTGCGCCACAAAAGTGGTGCACCAGGAGACGAAGGTTCTGAATTTTGGTCTCAGCGGACTATGATGTCCGAAGAGATCATTAATCAAACCTTGGAGGGCACTCAATGGAGTGACCCTCCCCGTAACACAATTGGGATCCATGCAATTTACACGGGTCCCGTGTTACCTCGTCGGCCTGATCTAATGCCTTTCCCACCATTCATCGATAGCAGTAATGCTACGTTGGATGCGTGGGGTTCAAAGGCTATAGCTCAGTGTAAACCGACGAATAGCGTCGCGGATGCTTCCGTCTTTCTGGGTGAACTTCTCCATGACGGTATCCCCAAATTACTTGGGGCCGCCCTGTGGAAGCAAGGTACTGAGAATGCCTTAAAGGCCTCTTCTCAAGAATACCTTAACGCCCAGTTTGGCTGGAAGCCCCTTGTCAACGACATGCGCAAATTTGCGTATGCCGTGCGTCATGCCGATCAGGTTTTAAGCCAGTTCGAGCGTGACGCAGGCAAGGTTGTTCGCAGGAAGTACTCCTTCCCAACAGAATTATCGGCAACTACAGAATTGGTAGCTACTGGTGCCTCCCCGTTTATTGCGGGTAGTGCATCAGCTCTATCTCTTCCTGTTTTGCCGACCGGGGATCGAAATGTGTTTCGCATCCGTAATACGGAGCGACGTAGGTGGTTTTCCGGTGCATTTACTTACTATCTCCCTTCTGGCGGAAACGCCAGGAGTGTGATGGGTAAGCATGCACAGGAAGCCAAGAAACTACTTGGTTTATCACTTACGCCAGACACTGTCTGGAACCTTTCGCCCTGGAGCTGGGCCGTCGATTGGGTTTCCAATACCGGAGATGTCTTATCGAATCTCACGGATTGGGCCGTCGATGGCCTGACGTTGAGATATGGGTACATCATGGAACATACCATGGTGACCGATACCTATGTCTACTCCGGGCCAACTGGATTTCAATCCACGTTTGCTCGGCCTTCTTCCGTCTCCCTAGTCGCTGAGACTAAGGTTCGACGGAAGGCAACGCCCTTTGGGTTTGGCCTTACCTGGGGTGGTTTATCGCCACGCCAGTTGGCCATTGCTGCTGCTTTGGGTATTACCCATTCGTAGCAGTAGAAGAGTGTTGTACTCTTCCAAAACGCCAATGGGAGTCTAACCGGGCTCCTAGGAGTGATGCCTATGTCGTTTACCGATCCTCAGACCGTCACCATCTCGGCTGTGACAACGCCGCTTCCGCGCACTAGCGTGGGAGACGACGAGTCAGAGTACAAGAGTGGCGACGGCCTCATCACGCTGAGCGCTTCCCATCAGTACGGGAAGCGTATTCGGCGGATGTTGAGGCTCGACACGTCCAAGGTCACCACGGATCCGTTCCGTCCGTCGGAAAATGTCAAGGTTTCCATGTCTTGTTACATGGTCTTTGACCTTCCGCCGGCCGGTTACACGGCTGCCGAGGCGCTTGCGGTTTACACTGGCTTTAAGGGCCAGTATACCGCTTCCACGGACGCGCTCATCACCAAGCTTCTTGGCGGTGAGTCGTAGCCAAGTAAGCGGCTGGAAGAACCGTCCTCGATGGATCGTCGTTTGGCGATTCATCGACGGTCATTGGAGGAAGACTCGCGTCTTTCTCAAATGGCGTAGGACTCGAGGTTAATGCCTCGACCCTCGCGGTCATCCAGTCGTTCCGACCGTCGAGCAGCGCTCGGCGGTCGCCGCAAAACTGATCAAGATCCACGTACCACCCTCGGTCGAAAGACCGTTACGTGATCGTGTTTCTGGTCAATTTTGTGTACTTGGTAGTAGATGCACTTTTCAACGTGAACTGTCAGTCCATGTTGGGTCATCTGTAGACGGGCATAACAGGGTCAACGGACACGAAAGGAGAACCGGACGGGTGCGCTGATCTGGCCGGAGGGCATATGGAGACATCCATATTGCTGCTCCGGCTGGATCGCAATGCGCATTCCGGCCGCTCTTCTTGTTGTTCGTTTCTGTTGATTCCTGTTCCATAGGCTAAGGATGTGACCCTTCTATAAAAGGAGGCCACATGAAAAGCCTGATGTCACTCTGGTCCTGTGCGGCAGATGAACTCGCCGCACGATGTTGCACTAGCGCCACCCGAGACATAAAAACTGTCTCGGGTCGTATCGATCACGAGGGGTTATGGTTTTTGGCCGTAACCCTGGCGGACCTTGGAAAAGTCATCCAAAAATGGCTAGACCAAGGTTTCGTCGGTCCCAGTTCTGACGCTCCCAAATTTTCTTGGGATCGCCGGAAAGGTCGCCCCCGATTTCTCGGAGGGTTCCTGGACCGTGTGTTCGATACTAGTAGTGGCGCACTTTTGGATGAGCCTGACATAGAGGCAATCTATGCTTTGCGTCAGTTAACACTGATGTTCAGCAAGATAGCCCTCCCAGAGGAGCCCCGTAAGGGGTCTTCTCATCAGGGTGGCAACCGTAAGGTTGTCTCTCCTGAACGTGAGAGGCTAGCTATGTCAGAGTTTGTCCAATGTGAGCTGGATGTTAAGGCATCCGATGCCCGCCTTGATCCTCAATATTTAGAGGATTTTAAGCGGATGTCGAATATGCTCTTTGGTGATTTATTTGCCAAAGTGGACAGAGATGTCCTTTGGAATCGTTTGATTCCAAAGCATGGTCCAGGCGCTGTCGCTGATAAACTTAGTAGTAATGCTAAGTGGAATCAGCGAACCTGGACCGCTCGTCTTCAGCAGGTTTTACCTGCTGAAGACTTCCTAATCGCAAATTATGGTCATAGACCATATCTTGCGGATAGGCTTAACATCCACGAACCCGGTTCCGAGATCCCTGTTAAGGTGATCACGGTTCCTAAGACGCTCAAAACACCCAGAATTATTGCGGTGGAGCCTACTGTGATGCAATATGCACAGTAGGCACTCCTTCGCAGTATTCTGAGCGCGTTTAAAGAGGATAGTTTCCTCTCACGCGTTATCGGATTCGACGATCAGGAGCCAAATAGGCTTCTTGCTCGTTTGGGATCACACAGTGGTGATCTCGCTACACTCGATCTGAGTGAGGCATCCGATCGTGTTTCGAATCAGCATGTACTTGCTATGCTGGAGGACTTCCCGCATTTGTCTGCGGCAGTTCAAGCAGCACGGTCAAGGAAGGCTGATGTACCTGGCCATGGCGTTAAACGCCTAGCCAAGTTCGCATCTATGGGTTCAGCTCTCTGCTTTCCCTTTGAGGCCATGGTCTTTTTGACTGTGATCTTTTTGGGGATAGAAAGGGAGCTAAGTGCCCCGCTTTCTTACGAAACGCTCACCAAGCGTTATCGTAAGCAGGTGCGTGTCTTTGGAGACGATCTCATTGTCCCCAGAGACTATGTGCTGTCCGTCGTTGATGAACTTCATACTTTTGGGTATGTTGTTAACATCAGCAAGTCTTACTGGACCGGAAGGTTCCGTGAGTCTTGCGGACGGGAGTACTTTGACGGCCATGACGTTAGTATTGTCAAGGTTCGTCAATGTCTTCCGACACGACGGCAGGACGCGAGTGGTGTTATCGCGTCTGTTGCGCTACGAAACCAGCTCTATTGGGCTGGTTTGTGGCGTAGTACAGCGTGGATGGATAGCTACCTGAAGAAGGTGCTCAAACAGCATCTTCCTAATGTAGCTCCATCATCACCACTGTTGGGCAGGGAGTCAGCTCTTGGATATGAATTCCAGAAGCTGGATCCATACACTCACAGCCCTCTAACTAAGGGCTACTACGTGAGTGCCAAAGCTCCTCAGGATATTCTTGAGGGGCCTGGTGCCCTACTTAAGTGCCTTTTGCGGAAGAGTCCCTTAATTGGGCAGTCTCCTGGGTTTTCCCCAGAGGCAGATTCCGCCGTCGGCGTTGCGAGCGTCGGTGAAGAGCACTTGGAGCGTTCTGGACGCCCCGAGCACGTCAACATCAAGCTCGGGTGGAGATCCCCTTATTAGGGGATCGGGGCTTTAGGGCCCTGCAGGAGGTGACGAAATGTCATCCCTGCTTCTATGACCAGCTGTTAGGTTGGCCACAGGAGCAATAAGCCTTC